GTGTCACAGCTCTAATCTTAATTACAAAAGGGTCTGTATACCCCCAATCTATACCACCATAATAGATAGTGCCAGGGTCGAGCTCCCTTGGGTCTATTACATGCTTATCTAAATCAAAATTTTCATAGACCAGCCCAGCAGGCTTAGAGTAGACACCGCCATAAATCATCTGAAACTTACGAGGCTCCATTGTCCTCTTTCTCTCCTCATACTCCTCATTTGGAAAGTACGGGTTCTCTTTTGATGTGGCCTGAATGACCTCAGCTATCTCATGGATAGTTTCATCACCCTTCTCCCAGGGCCTAATGAAGTCCTGATATAGCCAGTTAAGAGAATAAGGAGAGCTAACTATTCTTATAGGAGCTCGTTTAAATGATGCCCTAGCGGTTATATTTTGCCAAAAATAGAGGCTATACAGCCCAGCCTCGTCACACAGCACTGCCCTGACATTGGTGATACCAACAACCGAGTCAGGGTTTTGGCCAGTACGGAACCAAACCTTAGAACCCCATTGCAAAGTGAAACAGTAATTTTGCTTATCAAGTTTCCCATACTCTCCCATAATCTGCATAAACGGTGGCAGAGTGGACTGTGCTAAGATCTTATAAGACGGGGAGCACACTAGAAAGTTATCGTCTGGCTTTGTATGTCTAAACATCATCATCATAAGCCACACAACACCGGAGATGGTCTTACCAAACTGAATGCCGCACGATAGTATAACTATTCGCTTTTTTGATGTTATCAACAACTCTTGTTTGGCGCTATGTGCTTTGAATTTTTTCATTAAAAATGACCAATTGGGGAGTGTTGTCTATACGGTCTTTAGCCACATTAAAGTAATTTTCATCTTTTTCTATTCCTATAAAATTTCTACCTATATTTTTACAAGCTACCCCCGTACTCCCTGAACCCATTGTAAAGTCTAAGACAGTCTCACCCTCTATGGTATAAGTTTTAATTAGGTATTCTAATAATGCTACGGGTTTTTGAGTTGGGTGCTTGCCTGCTTTTTTTTCTTTAGAAGTCGCGGTTATACTTTTATAGTTTAATATAGTGCTGGGATTTTTTGTCTGGTGGTCATAGTGCTTTACCCCTAATTTGCTCGGTTTTAGACCTAACTGCAAGTTGTGATTTTTTGTATTATTATAGTCAAACGATGATAGACACCTCTTAGCACCCGATTCACTCCTAGGAATACGCTGTGCGTAGTAGTTTAACTTATTTTTACCAAAAATAGATATAACCTCATGGTAGGACATCGGCCTATATTTAGCATAACCTATACCACTAGGCCTAGATTTGCTCCAAACCCAGTCATACTTGAAATATTTAATTTGACTCATCCTAAGGGCACTACTAAAAGGCTCGCTACCAAAAAAAGCTACAGCTCCATTAGGTTTTAAAACCCTCCATACCTCTTTCCACATGGGTTCAAATGGAATTACCGTATCCCACTTGCAAGCTGTCATACCATAGGGTGGATCAGTTAACACAAGATCAACACTGCCCGCCTCAATAGTTGGGAGTAATTTTAAACAATCACCATGCAGTAATTTTATCATCACTTCACCCTATAATATCCCTTGAGCGTGCGCCTTCTTGCAATCTCCATGTTAGGCTGCAGGTCTTTCACCCTGGGCCTTCTCCATGTGATTATGCTGTGCGGTTTGTCTGGGCTTGTAATATTGAGAGGATTGTAATGGAACTCATAGTAAGAGCAGCCCATTCTCTTAGCTATCTGATAGCCATCCCCATAGGGATTGTGATCACTCATACCATATGTTTTGCAGCCCATCTCTTTGAAATATAAAATCTGCTCAATTGGGTAGTCGTGTGTCGGATATTCTGCAATGCAGGCCATCGGGATAAATGGACGTTTGACAGGGATTGAGTAACGGTGAGCACAACCGCACGAAATAAGAACCGGCTTCTTTGTAACACAAGCCTTAGTCCTAAGAGCAACATAATCAGCTTCAGCGCTAGCGATCTTATGCATTTTTACATATGGATCTATTCTAGCAATGTCTTCAGAATCAAAAACAGAGCATAGAAACTCTATGCCCTGCGCTTTGCATTCCTTAGCAAGCTTAGGTATACACTCAAACGGAAGCTCTCCATCCATCTTACCTGGGACACCATAAAGCTTTTCGTGAGTGAAGTACTGAAACTTTACAGCGTCAACGCCTTCAATCTTCGCTATCCTTATCGCTTCTAAACAATCGTCGAGATTCCTCCAATTACTCCCGATATCTGCAATCACTATCACTAATATAACTCCTCATAATCAATAGCGGCATAAGCCGTGTCCGTACCTGACAATGTTGTAGCTGTGACTGTTATTATATCAGATGTGCCATCTAATGCAGCTCCTAATACACGCTGCTCGTTAAATACTTCTGTCACAGCTTGAGTCTTTGCCGATCCGTAAAAGCTCGCTAACAATGTCCCACTTGCTACACCGGATGCCGCCACATCCTTCTGAGCAATGCCATCCACATCAGCAAAAGAGGCTCCTGTTAAAGTAGGATTCAGCCAAATCTGATATAAATGGTCTGACTTGGAAGTCGTTGTTATTGAGATATTCTTGGGCCTAATATTCGCCTTATTTACATAAGCAGACTTAAGGCGAATGGAAAGCACAGGCTTTATTGTGGTGCTTGTTCCTATTCCTGTTATGCCGTTATTTACAGAGCGTGGAAATGGGTCGGATGATACGTCACCCTCTGTGATAACTGCAGAGCAAATCTGCCTAAAATCGTCAAGTGCTGTTGATGCATCGACATTCACCACTTCATACCGCACAGGAAGCCGTGGTGTGGTCATGTAAACGGTAGTTTTTGCGTTAGCATTCAATATCTCGTGGCAATAATATGCAATGCCATCAACATCAAACCCGAAGCGAACTCTACCAACACCTAGCCATTGAAGGTCGATAATGAAGATATTAGCCTTAGTGGGATCGATCGTATATCCGCTAGGGCCAGTGCCATCAAACTTGTCTATATTCCACGACGCCTGGGAGATGTGAGTATCTACAGCAGTGCCACTTGTGTAAGTCCTAAGTGTCACACCAATGACGCCATCTCGCTGCTCAAAAAATAGACCGTTTTGATCATCAAATAAGCCCATGCGCTGCCTTGAGTTTGTGGCTCCTGCTCCCATAACTCCTGTGAGAAAGACAAGAAGAGAGGTGCCAGGAACATACTCGGCTAATTTCTTCGAGGAGCGAGTAGCCTTATCGCCACTTGCTGCAGTCGTCTCAAGCTTGTGAGCAGAGGTATTGGCCACATAAGCTATAGTAGCAGCACCTGATGTTGCCTCGCTCCAAATGTCACTTTTTGCCGCCAAAGGCTCCATAGAGTTAAATATAACGTTAGGGCTAGACACCCTGAACCTACTAAAAGCATCCGAGCTTGCTGTGTCACCCAAAGCAAAGCGCACCGCTGTAGTGGTGTCGTTAATAAGCACAAACTTCTGCTTTTCCATATCATTAATCTGTCGTTCTAGCGTAGTCATTATCTCTCCTAATCATCTGAAGCTTCATACCAATGGAAATCGAAATCCAAATAAGATACGTTTGCTACTTTTTTGATCATCTTAAAAACATATTTTACATTATTTTTTGCAATAAATTCATAGTTAGTTGATGGCCCAACACCGCTTGATGTCTTTCCCGAGCCTAATTTAACCGTCCAAATATTAGTGCCCTCACCTGTAACTGTTGGCCCTGCGTACGCTTTTACGGTTGGTGCGGTTGAGCTTTTACGATTGGCATTATAAGTAGTTACTTCTGTCCCATTAGCTGAAGTGGTAGCACCCTCAAGAAGATAGACTTCAAACTCAACACCTCCTGCTATGTTTAGCCTGGCATGAATGTCAATGTCGCTGTCAGGAGTGACAAACATGAAATACTGTGTCTCTTCATCTCCTCCATTGAACTCTATGAAGCTTTTTGAAAAGAATAACTTTCCATCATGAATATAATCATGCTCCGCTGTTATGTATCTTACATAAGATTTTCCATCTCTTGAGAAAAACTTACCTTTTTCTAAATCACCTAAATTTTCTAATGTCATCTTAATCATCCCCTAAAATGTTTCTGTCCCTAATCTCGCTATCATTCTCCTTAGCACCGAGTGTGATAGTTTTATCTCCATCATGAGACTCTATTAGGAATGGTGACACTGTTTTTACTTCTCTAACATCCGTGACTTTACCTATTACCCTGTCAAATAGGAAATTAAGGCGCACCGGATCACCTCTATCTATACCTATGACTATTATTTTAGCTAAAAAATGCTCGATTGATTCCATATCATCATCAAGTAAAAGAGCCTTCAAATCTTTGAGCGGCCTTCTCAACATCTCTGTGATTTTCATTTCTACAAAAGCACGATTGAGCTTTCTCGCAAATTTCACCTCCACA